GACGGAAGAACAGACGCAGGCCCTGTACGACCGATACGCCGTCTATCAGGAGTACGGCGCGGAGGACAGCGGCTGGTTTGATTTCGCACGGGCCATCGAGGCATGGCTCAGGGAGAAGAACACATGAAACCCGTCCTCTGGATCCACAAGGCCAGCGGCAGGATCCGTTTTGACGGAGAAAACCTTCCCGAATCCTGGATCCCGCTCTTTGCCAAAGAAGACCTCGAGCTCACGCCGACCACGGCCCACGCGCCCATGGAACTGCCGGACAGGACACGACGCATCTGGGACTACATCAAAGACAGAAAACGCCCCTTCCAGGCCCGCGACGTCGCCGAACACTTCGCCATCTCCACCAACACCGCCGCCAACCACCTCTCCACCCTCCACCTCGTAGGCGCACTCTCCCGCACCCGCAAGACAAAAAATATCCTCTGGGAGGTGATGTACAAGGAACCCAAAGAACACAGAGAAAGGCCCCGGCCAAAACAAGAGACTGTCGAGGCCACCCCCCACCGACCACGGCCCACGCCAGTCACCAGCTACCCCCACGCCCGTGGCTACGACGATTGACAGGAGACCGAAATGCTGCGCCCCGCACTGAATTCGACAGAGGATCCCCCTTCACGGACCACGGACCAGGAACTCCTGGAATACATCAACGCCCTCCGACGACGGATCGAGGTCCAAAATATCCAGATGGAGGCGCTCGCAGTTGAAGTAAGATCGCTCCAGATCAAAGCAAAAGAACAGGAGGATTTCATCGACCGCCTATCGCTGGATCTCGCTCTCTACAATAAAGGGCCTGTCAACGGAGCTTCATCATGAACCAGAATGTGCTATCAGGATTGAAGGATTTGCTCGGTATACCTGCCCAAGATAAGTATGTTCACCTTGTCACCTTGACCATCAACGGCGTGAAACATCTCTACTTGGGTCCCGTTTTGCCAGAACTGTTCGAACGAGGCTGCGACGTCGAGATCTCTGCCATCGAGTTTGGTGATCTGCTTGAGGTCGAACACGCGATCCGCCTCTTACAAGGGAAATACCTTGAGGGGGAGAATGTCAACTGAGGGTGAGGGGCACTTGACAAGTCTTTTTCTATGTGGTATAATGGTTTGTCAACTGAAAAAGTTGACACCGTTCTTTAACCACCCAGAAAGTCAGAAAGGATAGCGACATGAGAGCAGTCGTCAAGGCAGCTATGTCTATCGACGAGTTGGCATACACCCTCGAAAATATTTCAACAGACCAAAGGATATCTGTTGAGCTATTGCCAGACTCGGAGATAGTCTCTGAAGCGAAATATGTGCTTGACCTGTTTGTAAACCCCTCTCAGGCACATATTAACCACGAGGCACTGCTTGGAGATGAGGGCCCAGAACAAAGGATCTGGGCGCGTAAACAGGTCAAGCAGCTAAAGGCCTTCATCAAGAAGTATCAGTGAGGATTAAACCCCGCCAGCTAGCCCCTGGCGGGGTTTTTATCGCCCTCGCCCGTCCCGCCGGTAGGACTCTTCAAGGTTGGAAAACCGGATGTCTTCCCGATCCTTGTTGATGTGCAGCAGACGAAACTCGGGCCACGATCCGGTTTCCAACAACCAGATGATCTTGGCGCACGAGTAGGACACGCCATCCAGGCGAACCCGCCAATCCCCGTACTTGCCCATCGGCGTGCCCGCAAGCTCGCCGCGATATCGGCCATGACGCCAAATCAATGCGCCCATGCCGGCAGGGGAATACTCGAACATGTGCTTCATGTGCTCGAGGACGTGAGGGGGTGGGGTAGCGCTCATGGGGGTAGTGTAGCGCTTAGCGCGAGGGAATGCAAGGGGCGCGGAGCGGGGAGGGAGGGAATGGGGCGGGGGTCACGGATCACGGACCACGGGCTTACGGGGCGAAACAGTAAACCTTTCCAGGAGAATGCTTTCGCTTAGAGCTACTCTTTTTATAAAAAATGATGTAATGGTGTAATAACTGATTTAAATCAATGGGTTAAATGGACTTACGGTGTTTTTATAGGGTGTAATGGTGTAATTTCTTCTGGGAATCGTTGGAGGGTTTTTTACATACTCAAAGAGATTTCATTCTTTGGCCTATATAGGATTTGCGAAAATGCCGAAAGGTGGCCAGTTGAGGTAGGATAGAGCCCTGCCCTGGCAATCCTGCCTGGGTTGCCATAGAGGAGAAAGGTGATGTTCGAGATCGAGAAGGGTGTACCACTGCCCGAGGGCCGACAGTCTGGGTCTGTTTATCCGTTCCGGTTCATGGAGGTCGGTGACAGTTTTGTTGTGTCTGAAGAGGACAGGCTGAAGAACGCACGTGCGGCCGCGTACTCCTACGGTAAACGTAGTGGCCACAGGTTCGCCTGTCGGCGGGTGGGTAATGGCTGGCGCTTCTGGCGTGTTAGCTGATTGCTGAGTAGGGAGGCCGGTGATGTCGTCAAAGGATAAGAAGTTCCTCTCCGGTAAGTCGTTAGGTCGCCGGGATGATCGTGTTGAAGAGCGCATCAACCGGCCTGTCACCGTTGTCAAACCAAAGGTACTGAGCCCACAGGAATGGAAGTTTGTCGAGGAGTTTGTTGCTGGAGAGGGCCACGTTACCCTGAAGGAAGCGGCTTTGCGAGCAGGGTACAGCGAGACTTGGGCAAGGACCAGGGCAAGAGAGCTGACCGACCCGGACAAGAGCCCGCACATCGTGGCTGCGATCCAAGAGCGGCGGCGAGAATTGGGCGAGAAGTATGCGACGACGTATGAGCGGCACATGCGTGACTTGCAGGTGATCAGGGATCAGGCCCTGGCTGCGGGAGCGTACGGTGCGGCCGTCCAGGCTGAGTACAGGCGCGGCCAGGCCCTTGGAACGATCTACATCGACCGCAAGGAGATCAGGCACGGCACGATCGACTCCATGAGCAAGGAGGAGGTCATGCGGAAGCTTGAGGAGATCAAGAAGCTTTACGGCGGCGGCAACGGCGGCCCGATCATCGACATCACGCCCGATCAGGTACGGGAAAGCGTCGATGTCCGAGAGCTGCCGGATGCTGATCCGGCTGAAGATGCCACCGAAGGCCCCCAGGAGGCTCCAGGAGCGCCTGAAAGCGAAGGAGAAGGGGAAGATGCCAGCGAAGCCAGAAAGCGCCCTGTATCGGCGGCTGAGAGACAACCTCTCAGCGTCCGACTGCCATTTAACCCGAATCGAAAGTAGGGTCGGGCTCGGAATCCCTGATTGCCTGGTCGCGTTCAAGCGTTCGGGTGAGTTTGTGATGGTCGAGCTCAAGGTTGTCAAGCGAGGGTTCAAGGTGAATCTGTCGCCGCACCAGGTCGCCTTTCATCTGAAGCATGCGGACATGCACTGTCCGACATTTATTGTGGTCCAGTATTCGCCGGCGGGTAAGACTGCGGCGGGCGAGCTGCTGGTTTATAGCGGGGATCAGGTGATGGACGTGCACAAGCTAGGCGTGAAGGCGGAGCCGCTGGCCCGTTGGCCGTGGCTGGGGGTCCAGTGGCAAATGGTCAAGCAGGTGCTGTTGACAGGCCAGCCGGTTGATGGGTAGACTTGCAGTTCGTCCTCGGGCAATGGTGCTCGGGGGAGATCAGAAAGTGAGAAAGAAGATGAAGACCAGCGCCCTTATCAACACAGAGATCGTTGACGGGTTCACCGTCCGTTTTTACACCGCTCCCGAGGACCTTGATCCTGTTGGGCAGTTCCACGACCCAAAAGATGTTGAAGACATCCGTGAGGGGCGCATCACATGGTTCAGCGCGGTAGTTGAAGCGAGCAAACTTGGCATTGTGCTTGCCACCGAATACCTCGGAGGGTGCGCCTACAAAGACCCGGCAGACTTTGTTCGAGAGTCCGGGGGATATTACGATGATATGTGCGACACAGTTATTCGCCGAGCTCGCGAAGTGCTGCGACAGCTTAACGAAAAGCACCACGTTCGAGGCACGCCAATGTGAAACGGCCTATTCGTTGGCCACCACATATCCGAGACGCGATTGAGAACCAGAAGAGAAGAAAGGAGATTGACGAAGAGGCCCGCCGTGCTGCCCAGCATCGGACATGGCGGGAGATAGGAAAATTGGCTTTGTTTCTTATATGGCATGGCATCATCCAGGCGATGACAGGCAACCGAAGAAGGTAGCACTTGACACTGGTTTTGATTTCGTGCTGCAATTGAGTCTGGCCCTCAGTTGAAGGGCTTCAACCAGAAAGAGAGAAAGGTGCACCATGGACTTGAATTTGATTTTCTCGAAGGCACTTTGCGACTACG